TGCAACGCTACCACGTATTACAGGTAGCCCTTCACCATATCTTTCGTTGGAGATTCCTCTAAGAACATTAAATTCACAACGTATTATCACACCATATTATGATGAGATTTTACAGAACTGGCTTTATCCAATTAATTTAACATATATTCCAGGACAAACGTTACCATTAGATATTATTTCTACAGTAGTATTTAGTAATATCTTACCTACCACTTACCTTGATGTAAAGATATATGACTCGTCATATAATCAAATAGGGAATTTAAATTCCGCTTATTCATTATCAAGTGGTACAGCACAAGTATCGTTTTCAGTGATAAATATGGATCTCTTCTCATCAACCGATTTCGCATTTATGGGCATTAGCTGGACCAGAGGATTCACATCAGAAGTAGTTTCAATTACTTATAATGTATCCTTTCCTAGTGTCAGTAACGGAAATTATACCATTATGAATGGTATAGAAAATGAGTCATATGATGAGTTAGCGAACCTTGGTATATTAGGAAACTTTTTATCAGGTTCGGTTCTTGCAAAATTTGATGGAGCTATGCAAACTGCTAATGGTAACTGTGCTATTGTACAAGTTAACAGGGGTTATGAGAAGTCTAAACTAGTAGGTCAAACGAGATCATCTTTTGATGGTACCGCTTTCTCCTACACTGGGATTACAAAAGTTCCAGGTTCGTTTAAATCTTCCTGCATAGAAGGGATGTATGGTTTTTATAAACCAGAAAATGCTATTTTAGATCTTACATTTAGACCTCTTACAATTGATGTATTCGATGCACCAATGGTTTATCTAGCGGCGGATTTTACAGGTACAGGTGGTGCGTTTTCATTAACAGTTAATTCAACTGTTAAGTATACAACACAGTCACAACTTGTATCTAAGAATTATGCGTTGTGTGATCAGTTAGTTTGGACAATTGTTCTTTCTTTACTGTCATCAGCACGTAATGTCTCAGAAAATCCAGGACATATGGAATTAATCCACAAGATTGGTTCTGTCCTTGATAAACATAAAGATACTATAAAGAGTGTAGGAAAGGGAGCATTAGCACTTATCCCTCCATTGATGATGGCGTTAGCAGCATTATAATTATTGTTATTTGCTATTTATTTATTATTTATTTCTATTATTGGTGGAGTAGGGGATTAGGATTATTT